TCCCTGCATCGTCTTTAAGAATCCCGTTCTCGAAAAGAGTTCTTGCTGCATTGAGGTAATTTTTACCTTCTATCCCGTTGTTAGCAAGGACTTGTCGGATTTGATGATTCTCTTCATCTTCTTGCCTAAAAGCTAGTTCTTTATCTGTCCTTCTTTGTTGGCCATTAACTAAAAGATTGTTCTTGTGCTGAAGTTTCAACATTTCTTTTTCTGTACCTGTAAGTCCTGAATACTCCTCAGCAGCTCTTTCTATTTGTTCTAAGTAATCATCAAACAGTTTTCCAGAATCAGCTCCAGCAAGTTCATAGATATATTCTAGGGCTTCTAGTGGTTTTCCTTCTCTGGAAAGCCTAACCATGTTCATAAGTCCCTGTTTAGCAGAAGTTAGTTCGGTTTCCCACTCTCCTCTGCTCCTTGCTAAGCTTCTTCTCTGATTTTCTACCTCGGAAAGCTTGGCATCATAGGCAACCTTGCCAGAATAATTATTTAGGAGCTCCTGAGCAGTGACCTTGACCTCTTTACCGTTAACTTTATGAGTAAAGGTAGTATTGTTAGCAAGCTCCATAGACTTATCACCAGACTGAACCTTTAGGAGTTTAATAAGGTCAGGGATTTTATTCTCAATAGCGGGCATCTCGGCAGAATCATCTTCTTCTACAACGGAATCATCCTCGTCATCGTCCATTAATCCTTCTTTGATTCCTTCTTTGATTATCTCGTTCTTAACTTCCGCTACTTGATTTTCAATTTCATCGTTGGCAAGATTCTCTAGTGCTGCAAATCCTACAGAATCTCCTGCTCCTACTATTAGTCCTGGTTGTGTCATAATATTATCCTCTTAGATATTAAACTTGTGGTTCTTGTGCCCCTATCTGTTCAGGAAGCTGTTCTGTTAGTGGGGGTTGCTGTATTCCTCCTTCAGGGGCTAGGGTGGCTAGTTGCTCAGGAGAGAGTTGCCCGTTAGGAGGAGGGGCTATATCTCCCCCAACTTCATCAGGAAGAGATTGTAATCCACCTCCTGCTGGAACACTTTGTCCTTCTACAGGGACTGGGATAACAGAATAGTTCTTAAAGGCAGGGAATCCAATAACTCCCTTTAGGACCTCTCCAAAGGTAATGGATTGAACTGACCTTATTTCCATCATGATTTCTGTTTCTTCTATATGCTCAAAAAACAAGTCTTGGGTTTCTGGAGTAAAATTCTGCTTAAAGTAAGCACTCTGAATAAAGATCATATGCTGAGTCCAGTGAGTAATTAGATCCTCCCACTGTGTAGCACTCTTAATCTCCTTTCCTTGAGCCATTCTTTCGTTCTCTCCTTGAGCAGCTCTAAGTGCGGCGGTTTTAATGTCTAAGGCTTTTTCTATTTGCCCAAACTCTAGTACGTCCGCAGCTATTTCATCAGTTAGGAATTTCTCTCCGAAGGTTTGTCTCATTTCTAGCAACTGAGCTACTTTTCCAGACTTGCTTTCTGACAAGGCGGATCCGTTTTGAATTTCTATAGTATAATTACCAGCTATTTGTTTTCCTTTTATGGACTCTAGTTCATACTGATTATTAATTCCCACTATTCGTATAATTCTCTCTTCATCTTTTCCTAGATTATCCGAAGCCGTAGAAATAACTCTTCTTGCAATTTCTCTTATAAACTCATTCTTTTTTCTTATTGAAACGCTTCTTAGTTCTCGTTCTTGCTCCTCTAGAAACTGTAGAGCAATACCTGCCCTAATACCTGGAGGTGGTTCGCCACGAGAAACACCATGAGAGGCTCCAATTTGTCCCATTTCCTCCCTAAAGGAATCTCTAAAGTTATAGAGCTCAGGAGGGGAAGCTGGAAAGACTGCAATCTTAGGGGCAACAGGACCACGATAAGTCACAGCCGTACTTAAGTTAGTCATAGAACTAACCTTAAAACTATTCTCTGGCCCCATGATTTTAGGATGAGCAGTGAGGTATAGGTTCTTAAGTAGCATTGCAGTCATTTTATTATACTCGTGCTGCATTGGGATTAGGTTTTGGTAGGTACTCATTCCTCTTAATCTTAGTGGCGTATCAAGATCAGTAAGACGGACATAAGGAGGCAGTCCTAGGGTGAACGGATATTTCTTAGACCTCTCCACGATCTTTCCATTAATTATTCTACAAACTAATCCGCTAGGAAGAAAAAGGTTTGGAGCGATAACTACTCTGTAAACAATAACATCCTCAGGGCCAATGGTATCGTTTAGGTTCGTGTAAGGAAAAAGTTTATTACTAGCATTATCCGGTAGTCCTATAGACTTGCCATAAACCATAGAAGCCTCTTTAAAGTGCATAACCTTTTCGATTTCTACAAAGGTATGAACTTCAGAATAGTTTTCAGCAGGAAAAGGGAATAGTTTGAAAGGCTCGACTACCCGAACACCGACATCACCTGTCATCTTAGTAACTTCTAGGTTCCCGAATTTCATTGTACCAGGAAGCTTATCTCCTAGCAGTGGATCCCACTCAACACTCAGGTAAGACTCTCCGAAGATTTTCTTTCTTCTATCAGTCTCCTCTTGTTTCCTTACATAGCTTTGAGTATTGAATACCTGGTCAATGAAAAGCTTAGATAGTCTGGCTGCCGAAGCATCGCTACTCTCGGTATCGTGAGGCACTACAACGATAGCAGGACGGAACCTGCTCATGTGAGAAACTTCCTCCTCTGTAATTCTCCAGAGATGGTTTACGGTCTTATAAATTCGGTTTTGAGGTAAAGGGAGATTAGCTCCTGTGGCACTTAGGTTTTCGTATTGAGCAGTCTTGTCATACCTGCCCACATACCAAGCTAGATTACTTCTCATTAAAAGAATATCGCTTTCTTGGGATTGCTGAACAGAAGGGAACACTTCGTTAAACCACATTTCAATAGTCTTATTAGATGTGGGATTGTCGTAAACCCAAAGAGGTTTAATAACAGCGTCGTGTTTAGAGAATCCTTGTTCTCTGAAAAAATCGTGCCCTTGCATTATTTCTCCTGCCCTTCTTTAGTAACGTCCCTGGTTCCTGATAATCCCATAAGTTCTCCGAAAGTTTCTTCTAGGGCTACTCCCCTGTCAATAGAATCAGCAAGGTTCTCTTGACCATTATCTCCTCCTATTGTTTCTGGCATCGCTCCATTGGTATGACCATTCATAACAAAGGTGTGGGTACTATTCTGTAAGGATTTAGATATAACTAAAGACTCCTCACATTTAGTCAAAGCTTTCTCCATCATGGAAACATACGCCTCCATCTTGCCTTCCAGTTTAGCAAGTCTCTCCGCTAGTTCTATTAATTTAATTAATTCCATATATCTAAAGCTCCTTCATTATCAAATAAATCTACTCCCCACTCAACGTCCTCTTTGTCCAGCTCGTCGTAAGTCTTACTAGGCGAGGATGTTGCATTGAGAAAGGCTAGGGCATAAAAACTACAATCGACCAGATGGTCTTTGTCTTTTAATATTCTTACCTTTACACCAGAAACGGTAGTTCTGTAACCGCTCATTTCAGAAATATAATTCTCACAATTCTCAGAAACGTTAACCATTCCTTTTTGAAGAAGGAGGTCTTTGAGTAAAGAGATTCGATTCTCTTTTTTATCCAGGCCCTTCCCTGCTGGGAACGCTCCTACTGAATATTGAGATAAGAGTTCTTGCCCGAACCAAGCAGCGGCATCATCATGAATAATCGTCCAGTCTCCCTGATGTAAGGCTTTCATCTTAGATACCATTAACGGATAAATCTGGTTAGTGCTAGTTGATGTTCTATTGGTCTCATATATCTCATCGAAAATAAAGAACTGTCCTGTGTATGGATTGTAAGCTAGGAACAACACAGCAAAGCAAGTAGAGGTTCCAGGGTCACAACTAGCTATCCAGTAGAGTTTCTTTTTGTCCTTCTCCACTGCCTTCTCCATCCATATTTCACTATGAACATGAGAATGCTTAGAAAACATAGGAAAGATTAACTTAGCTCCAGAATAGCAATCTTCTGCCAAATACTCTCTCTTCCAGATATCATCTTCCCCTCTATCCCTGAGCTCTCTTTCTTTTCGTTCTAGCCATTCTCTAGGAATAAGAGGATTCGTGTGAGTAGGTAGGTGAACAAATTTAATTAAAGGATTCTGCTGGGATTCTTTTAGTACCCAGTCTCTGTACTCCACTACATGGCACGGCTCGTCAGGAGGGGTAGTAAGATAAATCATCGGAGCATCTTTGCTAATAAGAGCAGGTTCTACCGCCCCTAAATACTCCTCCACGAAATCTCGATACTCATCATTAATAACTAGGTCAGGAGTAAAGCCACGAGAAGCATTAACATTGTCTGAGCCGTCCACCTTAATAAAACTTCCATTCTTAAAGGTAACTCGTAAGTCAGTTTTATGAAAATCAGAAGGGTCGGCTATAAGGGAAGCAGGAATCTTAGCCTGTAGTCTTCCGCTAGCCCAGTAGATTTCCTTAGCCTGGTTTCTCTGTGGAGCAAAAATGTAGACCTGGGAGCCTGGAGTAAGTCCTGCTTTTCTAACCGCTATGTAAATACCAGCTTCCGTCTTTCCCCATCTTCTTCCGCATTGAGCATAGACAGTCTTAGCTCCTCCCCCATTCTCCCTAGTATTGAAAATGGTTCTAACTAAAACCTTCTGAGACTCATGTAAAGTAAACAGCTTATTAATAGCTAATAAACTATCCCTATACTCCAGTAATGCTTTGACTTCTTCTTTATTCACTCTTCTCAATCAACTTGGCTT